AGCAGGTGAGCCGTAATTATCATCTGCGCGGGCGTATTCTGCAGGTGCCGTCGAATTATAACCCGCAGACGCGGCAATACAGCGGTATNNAGNANGNCACTNNNCATTAACGGCAGATTTCTTTCCGATGCAAAGTCGACAGCAGCCTTTGCTTCAGGCGACATATCACCACGAACAGCCCTCGAAACCGCACTCGCTGTATTTTCCAGCCCCTTACCAATACCACCAATGCCAGCAGAAATTACCGTTTGTAACGGATCAATATCTTCTCCACCAGCAAGGCTGGTGGCTCCCTGTAGTGCTAAATCTGTAGCTGCTGATTTTCCTATGGCACCAAGCACCGTTCCAGCCCTGCCCGCTGGTGTAAACGCCAGCGCATTAGCAAGAAACGAAGTCAGGTCTTGCGGTGATAAACCCGGCTTGTTCAGGGCATAATCACCTGATGGCAGAGAAACGATAGTATTCCCCTTCTCATCCTGCCTTAATGTCGCCCCCATTCCCTGAAGAATCTTTTCCTGAGACGCGTCAGAGCCGAAAAGTTGAGACCATCCAGCCTTCAGGGCATCCATGCTTAGTGAGTTCAATTCTGGGGCAGAGGCGACATTTTGCAGTCTCTCCATCTCTGGAGTCATTCGGCTTTCGCCTGTTATAGCATCGCGCATCGCAGCCCCAAGACTGGCTCCCTGTTCTGCTGAACGCTCAAGCCCCTCTCTTTGCTGAGTAGCTAACTTTGCATACCCTGACGCAAGAGAATTATCAGATGATGTATGTTGAATATTTTGAGTTGCTGATTGGGATCGGTCTATTTCATTCGTAGATGGTAGTGGATAGGCAGCATAAAAAGCCTGCTTAGCCTGCTCTACACTTTCTCCGGCTTGCGGGGCCACGACTTCATTGAAGTATTGCTCCTGAGCCTGCACTTTTTGTTCTGGTGCTAACGCCTGATACTGTGGAGAGGCGATAACATCTTTCCATGCTTTAGCCATTAATCACCCCATAGTGAAGAAAAATTACTGCTGGCTGCTGGCTGTGATACCTGCTCAGATTGCGGCAATGTCTGCGACGAAGAAGAAGAAGTTCCTCTGTCAACTGCTGAAATAACACGCAAAGCATCATAAGCTCGACCAGAAGCAGCTTTCAGCGAATTGAACTGGTTTTCCATCTTCCGGCGCTTGGTATCAATGGTTTTTGTGGAGTCGCCAGGCTGAGGGAAATACATTTGATAATATTTTGACATTTCAGCAGGTACGATAGCTGCCCCTGTTTCCTGACGGAGTATTGCCATTATTGCGTCATTAGCATTAACAACGTATTGCTGCTCTGTTGGGCTGAGCGTTAAGTTAGCCAGCGTCCCATTACCCAAAGCATTATTAATGATCGCCACTCGCTGTGGGCTAAGCTGGCCTTTCAGTGTATCCATTGAATCAAGAGCATCCCTAACTCTGTATGCAAATCCAGCAGCTTTTTTAGCCCCTTCTGGCGACTTTTCCATGATCTTTTGGGCTGTTGGCAAAGCTATTGGACGAAACCCATCTCCAGATATTGGCTGGTTTAGTTTTCCCTGCTCTTCACTTCCGTCTGTGTAGTATTTTGTGACAGTGCCATCATCGTTTTCCCTAACACTCATTAATTTTTTGGCGTTTGTATTAATTCCAGCCGCTGCCCCCTCTGGATCCGCCTTTAACATTTGCGCGTACTGATTGTAATTCTGCATTGCGGCTGTTGGTGCATATGCTGACGTTAACGCATTTGCTCGGCTAATATCCTGCCCTCTCGCCTGAAGCGCCTCTCCAGCCTGATTGCTGCGGATTGTCTCTGCCAACTTGCCACGCTCAATATCCCGACCTTCCATTCGATCTTTGATATCGAAGTACTTCTCATGACCGAGAGAAAACAGTGCCATACTACCAGCAAGCCGCTGGAATTCCTGTGGATCATTAACATGCATTTCGGCAACAGACTCAGGAGAAATTCCCAAGCGACGCATTTCATCTTCGTTATCTGCTATGAATTTTCCAAATGCCCCAGTTCCGAGCGAAGATGCGATTTGAGCACTAGTCGCAAGATGACCAATAGAATTTCTCTGGTCGTCATCAATAAAGCCCATCCCTTTCTGAACGCTTTCAAATTCTTCTGGATACTCAGAAATAAGACTGCGCATTTTGTTTCTGTCTCCAGACTCAAAAGCCCCGGCATATGCTTTCTGAAACTCTGCTTTACGCTGTTGTTGACGTGCCTGCTGATTAATCTCAGCAACGCCTCTTAGCCCCTGTAGCGCCATTAAACCTACGTTTGGCTGCTGCTGATACTGCACAGGCTGAGGAACGGAAGAACGAGGAGCATTATCATTTTGCGGTGCCATGCTAGGCAGCCCGCCAAGTTGCCATGTCGCCATTAGAATCCAAGCCCCCCAACAAGACCAATAAGCCCACCACCAATAGCCCCGGCGACATTACCTATACCCGGAACAACGGAACCAAGTTGCGCACCCGCTAAAGCGCCTGATGCCGCCCCACCAATACCACGCGCAAGACTGGATGGCTGCTGCGCCTGACCTGCACGAATAGCGCCAAGCCCCTGCAAGAGTTGTCCGGTATTATTGGCGTAGTTTTGCCCTGCTGTTGCCTGCCCTGATGCCGCATTCATCCCGACATTTAGCAGGTTTCCATAATTTTGCATTTGCCCACTGAGCCAATTGTTATAAAGCATGGGCGCAATGGAAGATAACTGGTTACTGGTAGCTGTTGTGCCAAGCCCCCCGGTAGCTTCTGCTGAGACAAGGTTCTGATAACGGGCCTGATCTGCTTGTGTTTTATATAAACCAGAACCAAAGAAATCATTCGCGGCTTTATTCTGCCCTTCCAGAGTCATCAGTCCTTGTAGTTGTTGTAAAGCAGGCAATCCGACTTCTGCATACGGCTTGAGATTATTCATCACCGTATTCCACTGCTCGCGCTGCAAATCAATTGCCTGCTGCTGGGCCTTCGCCTGAGCTTTAGAGGCACCACCATCACCGCCTTTTTCGTATACGGCACGATTGAGATATTTATGAGCTATATGGGTAATTAACATTCGCTGAATTCCTTATATTGTTGCCGAGTTAACTGATAAAGCGCCACCAGTCATCCTCACGCTCAAAATCCGGCATATCAATTCCCGCCAGATGGTAGGCATCCCGGAACAGCGTGTAACAGTCCGTCACCCCGTGCTCAAAGCGCCGTCCTGTCAGATGTGGCACACAGCGGAATTTATGAATTTCCCCCCGGCAGACCAGCCACCAGGACAGTGCACTTTTTATCTGCAGCCGCCGGTCGGCCTCGCTCAGCCAGGGCAGACCACCGGGATGACTGTGGACCAGTGCCACAATCTCCCCCTGCATCTCTGCCCGCAGCCAGTCTTCCGGTGCAATACGAAAATACGCCTCCGGCTCTGCAGAGATATTCACACAAGGGATATACCGCTCCCCCTCCGGCGTTCTCACCACGAAGCCGCACGACTCCGCAGGCGCACACCGCCGGGCATGCGCCAGAATCGCTGATTCTGTCTGTGTCATTGGATTTACTGCGAAAGTTTGTTAATGGAAAGGAAACCGCCAAAATTAACCGCCATGCCGCGCATCTCACACCCGCGCATGCACTTGCTGCATCTGTCCTTACGGATATCGGTGGTGGGTTTATCGAACTCATCCGCCACCGCAGGACCGTTATACCCGCATTCATCTCCCCGGTAATCCCACATACAGGTGTTCGCCAGCATGATGCGACCGGGAAACAGCGCTCCGTCCGTCTCCGTCGGTGTTGCCAGCACAAACGAGGCTGTCATGGCCGTCAGCTCTGACATCTGCTCCACCACCCAGCGGTCGCTCAGCTCCTGCTCCGGGTCCGCTTCCGGATTGCCCGCCACAAAATTCACCGCATCCAGAAAACAGGCATACACCCGGCGGCGGACCACCGTGGCCCCCACCAGGCTCTGCAGGTCCTCCGCCATTCCGGTGACCAGACCGAACAGATTCGACACCGTCAGCGACGGGCGGGCACTGCTGCCCTTCCCGTTCATCTCAAAGCCACTGCCGTCAATCGGGTATACCTGATATTGCCGCCCCTGCCAGGTGACCGCCTCCCCTTTTTCATTCAGCTCATTACAGAAAAAATACCGCTCACCGCCCTGCACCGTCAGGTCAATTTCCCAGAGCACCACCCGCGGTGACTGCTCTGATTTAACCGACTCGTTCAGACTTTCTTCATGAATGTCCTGCATCAGTTCACCACCTGCTCAATCGTACAGCTGAAATCACTGTACCGGGCGTTATCCGTGACGCTCCACTCCCGGCACACCACCCTCACCGTCCGGTTATGTTTCGGCGGTCGCCACAAAAAGGCACGGTAACCACCATGCCAGGATAAAAATTCATCCAGCCAGCGCCGGGTTGACTCATCCGTCACCCGGAACACCGCCTGAAACGTCTTCAGTTGAGGATTCAGCCCTGTGGGGCGGCGCTGTTCATAACCGTCACCAAACCGCACCCTCACCACCGACGGCTTCTCACTCACCTGCATCCCTTCACGCGGGACCAGATGCAGCGTTTTTATCTCAGCCACTCAGCATTCCTCCGTCACGTCGCATGGACAACATCACCGCCTGCACCCGCTGGTCAATCAGCTGCACAAGACTGCCTGCCGCCTCCGGCCCTATCTGGCCATTAGTCCCGTCATTCTGAATGGCGATATGGTAGACCGGGGAATACACCAGGCCCGCACTACCGTTCATACTGCCCACCGCTCGCACACCCAGCGAGCCATCCGCCGCCCGGGTCAGGGGCATAATGGCTTCAGGACCGGCCTCCCCCATCAGCCCCGCCCCTTTTGCAAAGGCAAAGTACGTGGGCGTATCCACAATACTGTTGCTGTACGCACTCAGGTTTGCCGAGGTATACACGCCGCCTTTTGCATTGGCCACCGCTCCGCCCAGCCAGTCACCAATGCTGCCAATAAATCCTCCCGCACCGGACATACCGTTTGCCGCCGTCTTAATTCCGTTGACAATGGCCGCATTCATAAGAACTTTTGATATTTCCTGCAGTACGGATGAGGCCCAGTTGCGCCATTCCACTTTGTTTCCGTTCAGCATCTCCGTGATGTTATTCACCAGTCCTGAAATCCCCTCCGTTGCCAGCTGTGCTGCCTGTGAGGCGTAATCGGACGCATTGTCCACCCAGTTACTGAGCCCCTCCTGCAAGCCTTTCTGCCAGTCCGCACGCTGCGCATCCGATTCGGCATAAAAGGCTGCCTGGTCCTTAAGGCGTTCGCTCAGATACTGCGCGTTCTGTGCCCGTGCCTGTCTGTAAAAATCCTCACTGATATCCCCGGTCTGATACTGAGACTGAAGGTCCGCATCCTTCTGGCGGAAGCTGTCGCGGATCTGCTGCAACTCCCGCATGCGTTCCCTGGCTCGTTCTCCCTGCCCGTATCCCAGCAGTTCGGCTTCATTTGATGCACGCGCAGCCACATTATCATTCTTCAGGGTCTCTTCCCGGGATCGCAACTGTTCCCGGATTTTTTGCTGGTCAATCAGGGCCGCGTTACGCAGCAGTTCCTGCTTCTGCATCTCCGTCAGGGTTTTCAGTTCGCCCTGCGCAGTCTGGTACTTCAGCTTCGCCAGCTCTGTATTCTGACCCGCCAGTGCCAGTTGCTCTTTCTGCTGCTTCAGTAGCCGGGAAAAACTGTCTTCCGCTTTTTCCGTCTCTGATTTTCCACCCCGGGATTTGGGTTTATTCGCCTCGTTATTGCGCCAGGCTTCCAGGGCATTACTGATATAACGTTGTCTCGCCTCCTGATACGGATCACCCACAAAACCGAGGTCATCCGCCGCATACCCCAGCCGGGCACGCTCTTTTTCTTCCCCTTTCAGTCTGGACAGGGCCAGCTCACGCTCTGTTTTTGTCAGGGCACTCTGCTGTTTATCATCCAGAGTGGCCTGTGGCAGCCGTAACGGCACATTCACCAGTCCCTGCCGCTGCTGAAGCAGTTCATTACCCAGCCCCAGCAGACGGTTGAATTCCGTATGCTGACCGTTCATAACCAGCATGGACTGGTACACCTTATTCTGCTCTGCCGCCTGCTGACGAATTAACGCCACACGACGGTCTTCCAGCCCGGCAAGCACATCCTGAATGGACTGCGCTTTTTCCTGCATCTGTGCCAGACGGGACTGCTCAACGGCAAGCTGCTCTGTTGCCTGAGCAAGCCCTTCCGTTACGGTCTTCACCGAGGTCAGATGGTTTATCATGAATCCGTCACCGGTCGTCCAGCCCGGATTAGCCAGCACATACTGATACCCGGCGATTTTTTCCTGCAGGGATTTCACCCGGCTGGCCTGCTCATCAATCAGCCGGTTCTGCTCTGTCAGCGCCGCCCGTGTTCGTCCTTCATTATCTGAGGCTTCAGGCAAAGACATTGACGGCGTTTTATGCGCGATTTCATCTATCGTCAGTGCATACTGGCGCGCAGACTCCCTGGCCTGCTCCTGATTCTGGTACAGCGTGTACCATGCTGCAGCCCCCAGCATCACCAGTCCGGGTACGCCACCAACCAGCCCCAGCGCACCGCTCATCAGACGTGAGCCCACCGCCGTTGTACTGTTCAGCGCATTCTGGGCGGCGCTTCTGGCAGCAATATTTCTGTTCAGGCGTTCCTGTGTGGCCGCCAGACGGGCCTCTGCAGCAATCTGCATCTCCGTCCCGCGGGCTGCCGCCACGGCCTGCTGAGCACGGTACACGGCTGCTCTTGCCCGCGCCGTGGCAATCTGCGTTCCCCTGAACTGTGCTTCCGCCAGTGCAACTTCATTACGTGCAGCCGTCACAAGTCCTGCCGTGGCAGACATCGCTCCGGAGGCCATATTGCCAAAGTACCGGGCCACCCCGACGGCAACCAGTGCCCCCACGGCTGTTGCCACATTATCAATCTGTCCGGCAACACCGTTCAGCACGCCGGAGAGCGTTTTCGTCACCCCGCTGGCCTCATTCGCACCACCCACCCAGGCCATAAAGGCGTTTTCCACCTTTGTGATCCCGTCAGAGACCGTTTCCGGCATGGCCGCGTATTCATCACGCAATACCTCCAGCTGGCTGATTAACGCAGGAACGACTTTATCCGCCGTCAGTTGACCATCGTCCGCCATCGCCTTCAGATCTTTACGGGCCACGCCCATGCCTGCAGCCAGTGCACGCCTTCAATGACGCGGTACGCCACACGTTGAAAGAAGAAGAAAAACTGGCCAACTCCAGCGACTGGGGATATGACGCTCAGGCTTTCGCCC